TGCGTGTTCCGCGAAATCTGCGTATGCCCGGAGGTCCACATAGTTATCAGGATGGAATACCCGGACGCTGCGATTGATCTTGAATGCCACCATCATCAACTCGACCAAATGAGATGGCATCGGACCTGGCAGTTTGATTCCGTAATACTGTTGGATGAGTCCTGACCAAGCCAACCCGATGTTGGAATGGCTCAGGTGCGGTTCACCGTATATCTTGCCGCGCTCATTGATTGTGTCTGCAACGATGTCTTCCATGATGTTGTTCAGTTACGGATGATCGCTCCTGTTCCACCGGGCCAGTTGATCTCGACAGCCTTTACCCCCTTGAGCTTGGCCAACTGACAGATCATTTCCAGGTCGTCGCCAGAGCTAGCGATGCAACTCATCACGATGTCCTCGTCATCGTACCCGGCCTTGATCGGGTCGGATGTCCTGTCGCGCCATACCGTGACCGCTCGGCCACCGGATAGCGGAACTCGACGCACCGATTCAACGCAAGGAAACGTATGCCGGACGGTCTTGATTTTATCAGTTGTTTTGCTGCTTTTGTTCATAGGGAAATCCTCTTGGTGGATTCAATTTATTGAGCGCCATTTTGATCAATCCGTTCTCAAGCAATTTGATGCGCTCGGTTGCTGTGTCCAACTCATTCTCCAGAGTTCGAGCGAATGCGGCACTGACCCACGGTCCCTCTTCGTTGGTGACAATGGCCTCATCCGTTCTAGGTGTGTGATTCATGGCTTGGATTCATTCACTTTGTACCAACGGTAGGCTTCGTCGCAATTATTAAGAAGATTGTACATATCATCTCCAGCCTTCTCCAGCCGCTTGATGTGGGCTTTCAACCTGACGTTTTCATCACGCAGTTCATCACGCTGGTCTGCTATCTGGTCGATGATGTTTGGCGTATTCACGGCTTGGATTCCTCAAGTTTGCCCCATGCTTTGACAGATTTAAGTGATTGATTTTGCGGATACATCGCAGGGTTGGCGGCAAAAATAGAAAGGTCGTCACCAACCCGTTCTAATTTCTCGATATAATCATTCTGCTCCTGGAGTCTTTGTCCGGCCTCGGCAATCGCAGCGTTGGCCACTCCCCCCTCGCTCTGTATCCCTTCGGATATAATCCGCATCGCCTCGATCAATGTCTTGATATCAGTTCTTTTCATAATTCAATGCTTCATGGATTGCTGGAAATTGAACCGCAAAGATTTCATCGCGGATAGTTTCCGCGATCAATCGATGCTCCTTCTGCGTGCCCTTCGCACATCGCTGCTCCAGATAGTGTATCCATGAACGGACATTGCCGGTCATGTACAAGGTCGTCTGCGTGCATAGCGGAAGAATCATGCGGGCGGTTTCCTTTGATACGCCTGCACCAATCATCCTCAGATATGTTGTTTCGCAAAAGCGAACAGTATCATCAAATGTGCATTTTATGCCCAAGTCATTTATGACATCCCCACTACCCTGTCGATTCTTCAAGTCCTGCGTTCTAAACTCAACAGGCTCGAACTCTGTTGCGACCGCATATCGTTGTGAAAATTCTTGGAACGAAAAGCTCCTGTGCCTGAGTATCTGAGCAGATATAGCTCTGCTTGTCACGATCTCGACCGTAAAACTGGCCTGCTCAAAGATGCTCCAATGTCCGTTCTTGATACAGTAGGCCAACAACTTCGGACTGGTCAGCGTGTTGTTCTGGTTCGATGGATTGCTGACACGCGCGCAATATGAGATGAAGTCGGATGCCGACATATCATCGATCGGCTTTGTTATCGCCACTAGTTTTACATTCATAGATACAAAATTGATGAGCGTTGCAAAGGAATGCGCTCCCCTCCTGTATCGCTTCAGTACGGCAAGTTGTCCTCGGTTTTGGTCGGAGCGACAGCCTTCATGTGCTTCACCCGGATGATCTTCTTTTTATCGCCGGCCTGATCAACGTACTCCTCAAAACGGGCGACGATGATAAGCTCCAGACCGACCATCGACTTGATGAACTCTCCGAAACTTCCCTTCTTTCCGAGGAAATCCACCTCGGTCCCGTCGGGAACATTGTGGTTGGTCGCAGCAACCAACTGGTTCACGCGGAACCAAGTGTTCTCTTGGTTGATGAACCGGTCGCTGGTTGACGCTCCATCGTCGGTCTTGAACGTCACCTTGCACACCTCGCGACCCTTGTTATCAAGAGCCTCCTCCACCTTGGAGACGGTGACGACGAAATCGCCCTCGGTGTTGATATATTGCGCGGCACCATCCTGTCGATTGACTTTGAACATAATACTTATTTATTGATTTAGTTTTCCGACTTGTTTAACACCCACTTTGGGCATGAAAGAGTTTGCGTCGATGTTGGATAAGCAGGCCACTTGTCCAGTGCCTGGCATTCGTGCAGCAACGTGATTGCCTTGCGTCGCATGTTCTCGCCAGCCTGCAACCATTCTGAGTCGAGTCGATAGATCCCGACAGCGTACGGAGCGGTGCGCTCGACAGCGACGAAAACAAATTGAGCGGCACCGGTCATCGCCAGATAATGCGCCGCTTGGATGTGGTATCCAAAGTTCAGGACAGTACGGGTGAACGCTTCTGGTGATGCGTCATCGGTTGTCTTGATGTCTACGATAGTATGGTCATCGACCCACAGATCAGGACGAGCCTTGATTGCAATATCGGTATCCGCGTCCAACCCGAACACGCTCGCCTCGATGCGATGAGGAGCTTGGTAGATGGACCAGAATGGATGACTGCGGATCGAGCGAGCAACACCCTGCACATCGCGGTTCTCCGTATTGTTCAGACAGATGCGGTCCTTGTTCTCTTCCTTCCACGCTTTGCCCTCCTTAGTGCGTCCGTCAATCCCTTCTGGAATCACGGCCACAACATCGGTGTACAGAGCGGGCTCCAGGATAGCGGTGTGGATGGCTGTACCAAGCTGCATAGCCTTCGACGGCTCTTGGCGCTCCTCCTGTGCGGCTCGATAATGGGCAGGCGATTTCAGCAGCTTGGCCATCATCGACTTCGATAGAGCCTGGACCGCGTGATACTTCTCTGCCGGCATCGTTTCGTTGATGATCCGGCCAACTACGGTGTGATGGTTCATTGTGCTCCTTTCAAGTGTTCGCCGAGGTTCGCGTATCTGAAATCCGCATTGCTGAGATTCGCGTATCTGAGGTCCGCATAGCGGAGGTCCGCGCCGGCGAGGTCCGCGCCGGTGAGGTTCGCGCCGGCGAGGTTCGCGCCGGCGAGGTACGCGTAGCTGAGATCCGCGCGTAAACGCACAGCCTCCACAACCAACTCGGCCATTAATGCGGCTTCGCCCTCATAAATCACTGCACCCGTATGTCGATGATGGATTTTCATTGTGCTCCTTTCGATTCCGCAGCAAACGAATACGCCTTCTTCACGAACCCATCTGCATCACCGACAATCATTGATGCCACCTTCGACGATACATCGCGGAAGTTCTGACCTTCGTTGATCAGGTTCTTATAGATCAAGAACTTGTTGGCGATGTCGGCATGTTCTTCGAGGATGATTTCCAGCTTCTCGACCAGCGAGTACTGGTTGACGGTGGCGGATGGAGCGACCGGCTGAACCGTGACCGCAGGAATCGATTGTGCCGGCAATGGACTACCACTGAAGTCGGCCACCTCCTCCGGCGTGTAACGCCCTTGGGTGATGCGCGGATCCAGCATGCGTGTCGCTTTGCTGATGACGCGCGCACGCAGCATCTCGGCGGGGAACTTGGCCCACCCGCTACCAGGCTTTGCAGGAAGCATACCGGCGAGCTTCGCATCAGCCGCAGTGAACTCGACCCGGACCTTCTTGGTTCCTTTGATGAACTCCGCGACCGCAGCCGCAGCATCGAACTGAATCCAGTCGATGTCCCAGCCCGCATTCATCATCCCAGCGAGCATTGCCTCGCTCTTCATGGTGATGTTGCCGTTGATCAGATGGTTCTGCGTCTTCCAAGCTAACGGAGTCTGCCTGTTCGCCAAGCATTCCAAGGCGAGGACATACCCCTGCTCCGGTTTGACGCATCCGAACATGCCGGAATGCGCTATCCAATCGCCCATCGTTTTGACCGCATCCAGCGGCGAGTTAATCCTGTCGTAGAACGTCGTCGAGTCAGGTGGGCTGACCGTCAACGGGGCTTGTACTGTCACTGTGTAGTCTGGGTTTGTGCTCATTTTCTGTACTTTTGTTCTCTTGTTTTGCTTTTCGTGCGTATGGGTTCACCGCTCCGGTCATCAGCCGACTCTCAAGAATCGCTGCGATGTCGGAATCGGTGAACAAAATCCGTCGGCCAATCCTCCTGTGCTGGATCCCGTCATGCCGGACAATCCTGCGAAGAGTCTCAGTGCAGATGCACATCATCTTCGCCGCATCTTTGGCCGTGTAAACGTTCATTGGTAAATTGCTGCAACCGGGTGTTCATCAAGGGAAACATGCCTCACCCTGTCGGAGACTCTCTCTCCGCTCTAGTCCCGATCGCTCAAGCAGTGTCGCAGTTGTCGAGAATCGCGTCAACCCTCTTGCCAATGTTTTTTTATCGTCTCCGCGTACCCGTCGTCGGAATCCTCACGCCCATCTCCTGAATCCTCGCGCCAGACACGTTTTGCGCCTGAATCGGTGGCTTTTGGGCCTGAAGAGAACGTCTTTGGGCGGACGTATTCTGGGGCAGGAGGCTGGTTTTTCCAATCCATGCTCAACGCTTTTGCCAAACTCGCCGCCTGTTGCTCTTCACGGGTCGGCTGTTTTTGCTTTTGATCCAATCGGTCCTGGTGCTCATCGCCGGAATCGTTGGCCTCGGATTGGTTGGCCATCTCCATCAACTCCCTTTTCTCCTTCCGTTCCAGCTTCTCGACCCGGCGCAAGAGCTTTTCAAGGTTCGATTCTAGCTCCTTGAAAGCCCCTGCCATAGCAATCTGCTTGCGCTCGAAAGCCCGATGCTCGGACACGATCATCTGCTCGGTGGTGACGGTATCTGAAGGTGTCCAGTCGCACCCTTTCCATTGCCGATGGATATGATCGAACACTAGGACACGACTCTTGGGATGTCGCATCGAGTTGAACGCGGCAACTGCTCTGCCCAAGTCTCCGTTCAGGTTCTCGGCGATATGCCCCAAGACCTGTGACCTCTCTGGATTCGCGTCGTGCGCCAAAGGCGGCATCAACCGAAACATGCTTCTGTGGGTACTTCCGTTTGCTAGATAACTCATGAGATAAAGAAATTACGCTTCACTTCTGCTCGCGTCAACTATCCATTGAGAGAAATAAATTCCCTTTCACTTCTGCTCGCGTCAACTAGCTTTCTGAGTCTACCATTTTCTGCTAACCAAAAGCTAGCATAGCCACTTGCTAATATGTCTAAAGAACATACTATACCTCCCCTTAACAGGGAGAGGTAATATCTCCACCCTCACTACGCTACCCCGGCTTTGAGGCCGGGCGCTCGGAGGTGGAGAGGTGGAGACTGAAGAAAGAGGATGCATCGCTCTCATGTGGATACCTCGTAATCGCTCAGAAATGCCGTGTGGAGCGATTTGAATGCGGACTTGGTGTGTCGATAGCGGAGAGCGGGTTTAGAGGCTCTTGGGGGAAGGGGCTGGATGGCCAACCTCCTGGAGCAATTTGTCCCCGACCTCGCGCTCGATGATCAGCTCCAGAATCTGCTCACCCTTTTTTCCAACCAGAGAACAGATGTGCTTGTCCTCGTCGTAGATGGACAACGGTGTCGCGCCCTCCGACTCGTTGCCGGTGATAATCGCGTTGAACAAATCAACAATAGTCTGCGCGTTTTGTGTGGATTGAATAGTTAATTTCATTTTTGTTTATGGTTTATGGTT